GTCAGCGATGAGGACGCCCCTTTGGAAACCCCAGATGAGCTGGTGTTGCCCGACTTGAGCCTTGATGGAGACTTCTTCGAAGAGTTAGGCCTGGCTTCACTTGTGGACTAAGCCGCCACGTTTCATTGGCAAATATATGTTGTGTATTTCATTCTAGTATGTGTATTTATTGGGGATGACGCCGCCTTTCGGCGGCTTACTCTCCCCCGTCGCTGACAGACCTCCGCTTCGCTCCGGTTGTCAACGCTGCCCCCCGCTGGGGGGCGCCTTATTAGATAGTCATTCTCGGGGACATTGTGTTCCCCTGCGTAAAGCCGGCGGTCGCTCCCGCTCCCGCTTAGGGTTAGGGTATACGTGTATAGTGTATACTTGAAGTTCAACTATACATATATGTTATACGTTGTGTGGACCACGTACGTATACATACAAACACTTATATAGTACGGATATGACTTGGATACTCTATACTATAGTGTACCATAGTACAAGCGTCCCCCCCTTACTACTAGGGGACGTAGTGGACGGAAAGTGTACGGGTACGCTTTGCGGACCGTAACCTTCCTCATTATCCAATCTTCCGCGTACCCCAACAGTGTAACCAGCAACCACCATGGCCTCCGTCCGTAACCAGTCAGAGCCTGTAGCCCAGACCGAGTCGAACGTGGTGCTGTTCCAGATGATGATGCACTACAAGAGACGCATGGAAGACGCCGAAGAGTCGGCTAAGAAGGTGGTGAAGAAGATGAGGACGAACGAGACCGCGTACCTCAGAACTCTCGAGCTGATGGAACACGACTCGAGGGAGGCTGACAACAGGATCCGCTTCCTAGTGGCAGCGAACGTTCGAGGCGCGAACGCGTTGATCAGGAAGCACGAAGCAGGAATGCGACTGATCCACTGCCTTGATGACGTGTTCAACGCGGTAGAGTTGGTCGACGAGACGCAACTAGCCGGCGAGAACAACCTCGGAATAAGATACATCAAGAGCGAGAAGACAGTAGTCGGAGCTCGTGCAAGGGTAGCGATAGACCTTCTGATGAGGGACCCTGAGTTCGAGACTCAGGAGTTCCACCAAGAAGTCATCGACTTAACAGCTGATGAAGAAACAGAAGAAGAAAGTGAAGGAGAGATAGAGATCTAGGGTTAGGGTGGTAACATTACGTTTTAGCTACGCTACACTACATTATACATTTGAGAATAAGATCTCTTCGCTTCGCGAAGATCTCTTCTTCTTCTGTTAGCCAAAGGGGCTAGAGTTCATCATGGTCTATAGGACCAATGATGCCAGTGTATGCCTCGTACTGCTCACGAGGGTTCAATGGAGCAAATCGTCGAGACTCATGTTCGCGACGCCTAGCTTCAACATTAGACTGACGTCGAGCATCGGCGTGAGAATTACGAACAGTTGGTTCAGCTCGTTTATGAAAAGATTCAGCACGAGAATTACCTGAACCAGCAAGCACGATTTCACCTCCATATGGGTTGTGTGGGGGTCTCTGACGCTGTCGCGTCACAGTTCTGACAAGATCAGAAACCACAAGTTGGGTCTCGGGGTCACCTAATTCAACGCGAGACGAGATGGATTAGAATTGACCCCTGAAATACCGCCTGTACCAAAAAGCTGATTGGATATGTACGAAGAACCGGCTTGGAATGCCAGTCCCATCGCACGCTCAGCTATTGGAATAGCAACATTGTTAAGCACTTGCTCACCTGACGCTTCGGCATGACGCATAAACGATTGCGCGCCACGAGCAATATAAGATTGCTGTTCGGCTTCCGTATGAGCAAACTCAGTGTCTGCAGCCATACTGCTAGCAGCCGCCATAGTGCCAGCACTATTTGGGGCAGCAGCACCGCCAAGAATGAAAGCATCCTTGCGCGGAAGCATCTCGGTAGAGAGCAGATGCTCAACGCTCAATGGGTTAGACCCAGTTGGAGCACCTTCAATAATTACAATAATGGTCGCCCAATTGTTGAAAAAATTGAAGTAAGGCTGTTGCGAAGTACCCGTAGTAACGGCAGGGCCGACAACGAGTGCCGGCTGCTCTCGGGGATCTTGATAACGAAACGCGCTCTCGTCAATCCACTTGTTAATACAAGTGATAGGACTTTGCGTAAGACTGGCAAGAGTAACCTTTTTGTAAAAGGCCAAACCAGTCATCTCGTTGATTGTCCGCGGAAAGTCAGGATCTGCGACAAGTGTACTTGAAGAGATACGACTCTCAACATCCAAACCAATATGCACAAACCCAGTGGCTGTTGTCGGAGACAATCCACTGGATAAGCGAATCGCGTGTGCAACTGGACGAAACGCTTCAACGCTGGCGACAACGTTATCAGCATTACGGCGCTTATTCCAGCCAGTAGCAACTGGCCAAGAAATAGATACTGCACCTTCGGTAGCAGTAAAAGATGAAGCTTGGTAACTAGGTAGAAAAGCCATTCCCACTAGTCGCCCAGCGACAGAAGGAGCGGTAATGCTAACCTGATCAGTATCACAGTTAGCAATACTAGGCATCGTGTTAGAATCGGGCACCTTGGCGCCCAACGCAGCTGGCTCGAAAGGATCCAACTGCGCGTAAACGAATCGAGTAGATGGGTCCATTTCGGCAGAGCGAATAACCCGCACTCGAACGTTTGGACGAGCACGACGACGACGGAGAGGAGCACGACGACGACGAGCAGCTGTCTTTGCCGTATAACGGCGACGACGAACTGGTCGGCGAATATTCGTGCGAGAACGGCGGTAAACCATCTGGACTGAAAGAAGATAAATCCAGAATGATGAGTACTTTCACTGAACCGTTGTTCTTTGCACTGAACTTATGTTCAGTAACTTCCCAAAGTTCAACTTGGCTCAGCTCAGTAGCTCCTAGGTAATAATGTCGTGGACAGCTAGTGAGCTGTCTCCGACGGACCTAGGAGCTATAGCCGAGCTGGCATTGTTCATTCCTCCATGGAGTTCACAAGCAAATTTCGTGGTTGGTGCTTCACACTCAACAACTACACAGCATTCGACGAAGAACACATCAAGACATACATCCAGTCACTCGCGCGTTACCTGGTATACGGAAGAGAAGTGGGGAAAGATGGGACAGCGCACCTCCAAGGATACGTCTACTTCCACAACCAACGGCAGAGGAAAGCCGTCTCGAGAATGCTGCCTCGTGCTCATCTATCGCCGGCTAACGGCTCAGCTGCGCAGAACAGAGTCTACTGTACGAAGGATGGAGACTTCTACGAGTTCGGAGACATCCCGATGGAGAGAGAGATGGCTCAACGCAAGGGTGGCGCAGGGAATGCTGCCAGATACTCCACGGCTATACAGCACGCAGAGTCCGGACATCTATCGATCGTCCGACGAGATGACCCTCAGCTTTACCTCCTACACGGAGTTCGGCTTGAGTCCCTCTACGCCCCCAACCCTCTGCCGCTCGATGGAGAGTTGCTGCACGAGTGGTGGGTCGGTCCTTCCGGTAGCGGGAAGTCTCGTCTGCTTTGGGAGTTGTACCCGAAACATTTCGCCAAGGCACTTAACAAGTGGTGGGATCGATACAAACACGAGGACGTGGTCGCGATTGAAGAATGGGCCCCCAAGAACGACTGCACTGCGTCATCACTAAAGAAGTGGGCCGACAGATACCCCTTTCCTGGAGAGATCAAGGGGGGATGTATGCAGCGTCTAAGACCGAAGAAGATCATCGTTCTCAGCAACTACACACCACAGCAGTGTTTCTTGAACAGCGAAGACTTGGAACCGATCCTGCGACGTTTCACGGTAATCAACTTCCCGACGCAAGAGCCACACGCAAGATTCCGGGCAATGGACATGGTCAGCGATGAGGACGCCCCTTTGGAAACCCCAGATGAGCTGGTGTTGCCCGACTTGAGCCTTGATGGAGACTTCTTCGAAGAGTTAGGCCTGGCTTCACTTGTGGACTAAGCCGCCACGT